TATTGTCACCTCCTAAGTGATTTGTGTCTTAATTAAATAAGTCGGCAGTTTTGAGGAAACGTCCGCCCCATAGGGATTTTTCAACCTTTTCTGGTTGTTCCTGTACGATCTCGCCTAGATCGCCAGACTTACGGAAAGCAGTGTCAGCCTCTACGGCATCTACCCTCTTTCCAAAATTGTCAAACTCCGATGCTGCCTGTGCCAGCTCACCCTTTACGGATGTAAGCTCGCCCTTTACAACACCTAGAGACTTGTTTAGCTCAGCTACCTGCTCGTGTAGAGACTTTACGGTATCTGCTAGATCGCTAAAGGCTGATGTTAGAGTATTCTTGATGTCAGCTACTGCGTCAACAATAACATCATCTGACTTCGATACCTCTTCTTCAGTAGGCTTGTCCATGTTGTCAGACTTCATTTCTTCGTCTTCGTCCATGTCATCGGACTTCTTTTCCTCTTCTTCGTCCATGGGATGTCCAGACTTTTCAGTCTTAGACTTCTCTTCCATTTCCTTGTCTTCAGAATAGCCCTTCTCTACTACTTCGGCATCTGCCTCTGGAGCGACCTGTGTTTCTTCAACTACATCATCGTTTTTTACGACATCTTCAGTTGCTTCGTTCATAGGACTTGCCTCCTTCGTCATCTTAGAAAGATTAATGCCTTTAGCACTATCAACTAAGAACTTTATCATTTCTGTCTTTTCGCTGTCATTCTTTTCAACGAAACCTATATTCTTCATTGGGCTGCCATTAATTGGACTTACTTCTGCATCTAAGTCAGATACCTTTACGATACCGCTTTCGCTATCCCAGAAGACATTCTCAAATTCTATATCTAGGTTGTCACCCTTGATCATATCTACGCCATCTACTTTCTCTACAGACAAAATATTTGCAAATTGGTTGGCTGGGTTATCCACAAGAGATAGCTCCACTAGGTCATAATCCTTGATAATTCTAATTGACTTATCCATCTTTTCATCATAAGCGTCATCCCACTTATTCATTCTTCCACCGATGGAAAAACCAGAAAGGGTGCCATCCAGAACCTTTTCCCAAGTGTCCTGAGCACCCTTTGAAACATAAGCAGAAACGTAAACACCAGAAAAGAATTTCTTCGACTCTGGATCAAAGTATCGATCTTCCTTAAATGAAACCATCTTGCCAACAGATACTGGCTGGTGCATTTCACGAATATTGCCACGGAATTTTGCGAATGCCCTTAAAGATGCATCGGTAGTAACGATATCTGATTGCTTATCAACATTATCAAGTGTGGCAAATCCTGAGACAATGCGTCTCTCCGAATCGACCTTGCTGAAAGGCATCGAGAGTCGAACATTCTCACCCTCGGTGTCCCAATGAACCTTTGATATAGTCATACTACCTTAATTATAATACACGTTTTATGAAATTGTTATAATTATCAATAAACAATTATAACACACTATTCTGAAGAACTACCCTCGCCCTGAGCATTTCGTCCAGAAACTGTTGATGGACTGTCGGAATTATTATTAGTTCTTTCAGTGTCACGCTGTCTATTCTGTGCCGTATTAGCTCTAGTATCCGCTGCCTGACGAGATGACATTTCAAAAGGCTCGTCGCCATCTAATCTTTGTGGTAGTCCTAAAACCTCACGTGCCTCGTTAGGAACCATAATCTGAGTCTTAACATAACGCTCTAGAATCTGAGACTGAGTAATCTCATCAGTTAGAGTTAGCTCATTAAATTTAAGCTCTAGAATGTCTGTCTTTTCCTTGATAATTCTGCTAATAAGCTTTTCGATGCTTCTTTGCATTGGCCTAGCTACCTGCTCTTTAAAGGTACGGTCTTGAGCAAGTGCAGCTGCAATGTTAGAAGAGTCAGATCCACCGATCTTGGACAGTGGAACCTGGTGGGCAATTAAAATATCATCACGGTTTCGTAGTCGATACTCATTGAATGATGCCTCTTGCACACCGTTTTCAATTGGCTTCATTTCAAACTCTACCTTGTTTGTGTCAGAGTCTCCTGGCAAAGGAATGTATAGAGTTCTATGTGACTGTCCCTTTAGGTTTGTCTGCAAGAATCTAAATAGCTTGTCCTCTGCTTCAGAAGATAGTTTTGCACCCTTAAGGGTTACGACATAACGTGGCACAGCCTTATTGCTAAAATAGTCAATATTGTATTGCGAAGCTAGCTGATCTCCATGCAAAGAGGATACCGCAGACATAATGTCTGGAATACCATAATAAGTGTTTAGTGGAGAGTATTGCTTAAAATGAATAATCTCATTTGGTCTTGGATCGCCAGTAATTGGGTTTGCATTCTTTGCCCCAAAATTTCTAAAATAAACAACCTTTTGCCCAATAATTTGAACAAATCCATCCTTTAGTCTTCTAACTCGCATGGTTGTTGCTGGAATGTGGCCTATATAACCAATCTCGCCACGGATAGTTCTACCAATTTCTAGGTAACCATTTCCAGTTGCCTCGTAATCAGTTAGCACCTTCATCATGACATTTGTAAAAGATTCTTCGTCATTAAGATTTTCAATCCAATCACGCATTTCTATCTTCATACGTTCAATTCTTTTACGTGCCTTGTCTCTAGCAGAATCATTATCATTAGACTCAAGAGCCATCATGGTTCTATCAGAAACATGGAAATCATAGCCAAGGCCAACAATATTTTCTACCTTAGCGTCAATGGCTGCATGGTTAGCAAACGAAGTATCGTAGAAGTTAGCTAGCTCATATAGGTTCCATGGTGGGGTAATGACATCGAACATGCCATAGCCGTTACGATAAACTGTACCTGGATTTATTTCCTTAGAGGTGGCACCATCAACACCACGATTTACAGCCAAGGCACTATCTAGATAGGATGCTGAATCTGTTCTTACATCATTTGGAATTGCCATGTCGTAAGCTTTTGCCATTCTGTCAGTACGACGCTTAAAGTTTTTGTCCATTCCAGACAGTGACTTTAGGTCTTCCCAGTTTTTGTTGAATGGATCTTGTGCTTTAAATAGGTCTTCTTTCTTGTCTAGGTCTGGTAATCCTAGGTCCCTAATGTATAGTTCTTCTGACATTAGCCTTCGTCTCCATATAGCCTTAGCGTGTCTTGTGCTGCCTTAACAGCACCCAGGTCATTAAGGTTTGGAATCAGGCCCTGCTTCATGCGGTCTAGCTGCTCACTATATTCTTCATCTGTTACCCTGGAAACTCCAGGCATAAATTCGTACGAGCCATCTCCCTGACCAAGAGCAGTTGCTTCTCGTACTAGTTTGGCGATTTGAATCTGGTCACCCCTATGGGACGGAATGTTTAAAACGCTGCCATTTCCATCTGTAAAAGGCTTGCCGTTAGCCTTTTTCCAAAAGTAAATACCCCAATCATACTGTTTATCTAAAACAGTTATCTTAGAATTACCAATTTCATTAGGATTTTGTAGTTTCATAACCACCAGTATACCACACTATACTGCTTTTGCAACCTGAGACTGCCAAGAAACATTATTATAGAAGGTATAGGCATAATCCCCAAAATTAGTACCAATTTCATCATCTACAATAATCTTGTTAGTTCCAGTATATATTTTATAGATGTCAGATGGGTCCACTCCATAATAACTGGTTTCAGATATAACTAGCACATTGTTCCAAAGATATGGCACTGCATTCCAGTAGTTCCAGTCTAGAGTCAGTGCTCCAGATTGCTTAACCTTAAACCAGATCCTTTCAATTCTATTTTGAACTTCTTGAAGGTTTGTAGATTTGTAGTAAGAAAGGTTGTTAATGGTAAGTGGCCCAGTTATCCTAAAAGCACCTGAGTAGTTGTCAAAGTCCTGAGTATTTGCAAATCTAATACCAAGCATTGCCCATTCCTTTATGGTTATAGTCGGATCTTTGACTATTTTTCCATTCAAGTAAAAAGCAAGGCCATTCTCTAACTCTCCATTAGAGTTAATTGCATATATTTTTGCCCTTTTGCCCGAAGGGTGTGTTGCAACCATGTAAAATCTTATGTATGAGTTATTACTCTGCAGCTCAAAAATTTGAGTTGGTGCATATGGGAAAAAGTCTTGATCAAACCTCATAGATAGCTGCATGGCTATAACCTTATAGTCATCAGATACTGCTTGATTAATAGGGACTGAAATGCCTCGATTTATCTGTGGGTCATACTGCCCCCTTAAAGTAATTCCACTATCCCTAGTCAGATACAAATATGGAGTACTGCCCTTATAAATGCTAAATGGATTTCTGTCCTTGTAACTAAAATAAAGTCCATCTTTCCTATATGGAAATATATCATTTCCAAACCTAGTCCCAATTGGAGTTGGGCTAGTATCTGAAAGCGACAATGAGGCATATTCCAAAGACTTTATGCTAATTGGATTGGCAGCTGCGTTTGTGGTTGAGATTTCAATATGAGTCACCAAAGCTAAGTCTTCAAAGCTTATTGATTGTGGAGGATAAATAATCATATTATTTACTACCTCATATTTTGTATTTATCCAGTTTTCTCCTGGAGAAACTATTCCATTTTTTGGTGCAGTCTCAACATTTGAATAAGAGTAAGAGCTGCGATTTGCACCGTCACGAAGTAATTGAAATGTTATGTATGTCTTTACAACTGAATTGGACGTATCATATTTATAGGTATTTGCTGCACGATTTTTTAAATCTTCATAATTTTCAAATCCAGTATACAAAAAGTTATCGAGGGATGCATAGCTTCTTTCAATTGGATTAGAGTACTCTGAGGACAGCTCTTCATATGTCCACTCTCCTGGTTCGGACTCTTGAACAAACCTTGATGGTGCAGGATAGTTGATGTTAAACTGAATAAAGTCTAGGTCTAATCTTTCGTTTCCACGAGAATCCATTACATTTTTGCCAAAATAAGATAATGGAATGTAGTCCTCCCATGACGAGTCTGAGCCAATTGCCAAATTAAATCCACTAAGATCTGTTTGCATAGATAGGTGATAGCTTGCAATATGACTAGCTAAAACACTATTTGAGTATTCACCTAACGTTCCGCCATTATATAAGTATTCAAATACGGCATTTGTTGATAGGTCGGTTCCGCCATCTACATCAAATAGCATGTTGTTGGCATCAACAAATTCATCAGAAAACGCTGTTCCATCTATATAAAATATTGACGGTATTCTGGAAAGATTCTTGCTTGTACAGAATCCAACCGTACGGATCTTACCTTTGTAAGTATCCTCAAAATTATTTTTACCAGCAATGTAAACGGCAAAAGACGATAGCTTTCCAAAAAACTGAGCGACTGCTCCGCCATAGAAGTCCGAAAACTTTTGAACGTCTATACCTATTACAAACTCTTCTCCAGAAAAATATCTTTGCTTTGTTGCAACCACAGTTGATTCTGACCCAGAATGCAAGATATAATCAATACTGTCTCCATCTATAGCAACCTCAAAAGAGTTTTGAGTCATTGAATCTTCAATAGTTACCAGGCTTTGCCTTGTGGTAACAAAGCTATCTTCTTTGCAGACAACATAAAATGACCTCATCGGCTCTGACGAAAGAGAAAAGTCTGGAATATAAATATTACCGCCTGTATTATTCCATGATGAGTTTGGGAAAAGAGAGATGAAGCCATCATCTTCCTGGGCAGCTTCTAGATCCTCTAGCCATTCTGATTCGCTCTTATCGTCAAACCTTACTATGGGCCTAGGGTAGGATGTAATGGTTATTGCACTACCATCTATCACAAGATTGTCATATGACCCCTGAGCCCATCTTCCAATATTTGGGTATGAGTAGTTTTTTGAATATTTAGAGAATGGATAGTCTATGAATACTGAACTTCCGCTATATGCGTTATTGATGTTTTCTGGAAACTCAACTCCTTGCCCATAAACAAATCTTCTTTTTGCTACTTGAACTGGAACCTTGTATCCATATATTGCTACTGACTCTATCTCTATTGGTTGAACATCTTCATATGCCCAAAAACCCATCCAGTCATTGCTATCCTGATTTTCGTTAAATTCTTCTGGAAACTGAAGCATAGAAGCATCTATAAATAATTCGCCAACCTGCTCGCCGTTTACCACAAGGCTAATTGATCCTTCGGAATATCTGATCTGAATAAGCATTGGTCTAGACCATTGACCAACATAGTGTCTAATGACATTGGAACCAACCTTTAAAGATAGAAATGGGCCATTTACATAAAGTCCGTCAGAGCCATTTAGATTCCCAAAAATTCTTTTATCAGAGATTGCATCTGAATTTATCCTTGCCCAAAATTCAACCGTATAATCTTTAAACTTACCAGACTCATTAAGAAACCCTAGTCCTGGTAACACAAGGGATGGTTCTCCATTGTTGGTCTGTATAATGGTGCTATTTGATGTTCCGTATACCATCGGCATTCCAGAATTTTTAGATGCCAAAGTGTTTTGACGAACTGCGTAGTATCCATCTAGGTTTTGTATGCCATAGGCTTTTGCTGGAACACCAAAAGTACCTAGCTCTGTCTCTTCTGGATGAACTCCCAAAGATGTTGAGTTAAACTCTTCTGACCATTGCCCAAAAGATAGTCCGTTAATTAAAAACTGATAGTTTTCTGGATCATCTCCAGCAATGTATCTTGCTCTAACTACAAGCCTAGCACTAGTGTTTTGCCTTCTTGGCTGAAATGTCTCTGATACAAAAATCCAGTTTTGGTATACTTCTGTAGAAAAAAACTTTAGGTCCTGAACTAACGATCCACTTATAGTATCATAATACTCATACCCAATATCGAATCCATCTATATATGGTGTTTTTGAGTATAGGAATGCACCTATGCTAAATGTTGAAAGCTCTGAATCTAGTTGACTTAAGGAGATTGTGTCTGGACTTACGCACTCAACCAAATACCCTGAAGATAGTGAGTCTCGCACAACACTAGAGGTTACGCTATCTGGAAATGGCTCACCAGGCAAATTGCTTACAGTTTCTGCCAGACCATCTGACACTGTCCAGTTAGAAAAATCTCTGTCTTCTTCGGATATCAAGGATACGTAGTCGGCTGAGTCATCCAGTGCCCAAAAGGCTATTGGATGCTCTGAAAATATTTTTTCAGCATAAAGATTAGAAGGACTAGACATGATTCACCATGTATAGTTTACCACAGACTTACTGGATAAAAACTAATCTGCCAATATCTTATATAGGTTTTCTGGATCTTGTTTTCCAAAAGATCGGCCAGCATACTGTCCATAATCATAGGCACTTTCTACGTAATCCAGTGCTTTTCTCTGATCTTCCACTTTCTGGTCCAAAAACTCTCTTTCATATACCGCATCTGCGTTATCCCAAAAGGCAAGAATGGTAAACCTGTCGCCACTAGTAATTTCTCTTACTCCATGAAGATATTCATGGCTCCCCTCGAAAACCAAAAGACTTCCAGCCTTTGGAGAAATGTCTACGTTATGTTGTGGAAAGTATATTTGACCACCCTCGTAGTCATCATTTAAATATAGGATGGCTGCATACTTATTCATTTGCCAAGAGTTTGGAGTTCCGTCAAGCTCTGAGCTGTCGGAGTGAGGAGCAGCGTAAGATCCCACGGGATACTTGTGGCCACTCATAGTCACATTCTTAACCTTTACCTTTAGAATTTCTTCTACTGTTTGGTGCATTTTATCACGGATCTTGCCCATGTCTTCGACAGAAACCTTATCGGTTGGCACTGGTTCCCCAACATTCACACCAAGAACACTTGGAAAACAAATTGGGTTCCAGTTGTCACCATCATCGTCGTTTCCATCTAAAAATCGAATAAGCTCTTTGCAGTAGTCTCTATCAAAGAACCCCAGTATCTCGATAATATTTTCTTGATGAATAATTTTTTCCATGAATCGGATCCTCCTACAGATCAGCCTTGTCTTTGTGTGCGGTTATAGTCCAGAATAGTGGACAGGTGTACCGTACCCCAGACTTAATTTCTCTAATTCCGTGAATGTAGTTCTTATCCCCTGGGAAAAAGTACATACCACCACGCTTTGGCTTAAACTCTATTCCTTGGACGGGGAAGAACAACTCGCCACCCTCGTAGTCATCATTTAGATAAATAATTGTAGCAAGATCATACCAGGGGAAGTCATTCGGCTTTCCAGCATCGTCTCCTATGTGAAGTTCCTTGTCAGCGTGAGGGTTCTGGAACTGACCAGGGAACCAACGAACTATTGCTGGGGTAGTATACTCTGCCTCTACGCTAAAAAACTCTGAGATTATCTTTCTGGCCCTGGTGTTAAGAATTTCTTCAACCATAGTAACGATATTTGGATTAGACCTATCCAATGTGTTTCTTGTTGCAACACGGTTTTCCCAATAGCTTGCATCATAAATAACTGTGCCCTCGTCATTATAACGAGTCTCTGTATAATCCCAAATAGTATTGTTTGAAGCAAAATCAAAAAGATACTGAATTTCTTCCTCTGTTAGGAAGTCCTCTACTGAGCCTATCATCTCTGGTCCATCTCCATAAAATCCAGATGGAGTTATCGACACTGGATTAGAGTTGTGGATATTGCTAATTTGCTGGTTTGACATTGAGTTCATAGACTAATTATAGCATAACTAGTCATACCGTCTTCTTTCCCAGACATCTCTTAGGTATACTCCTCCATTAGGCTTTCTATACTTTTTAGAGTTTTCTTCATTTCTTTGAAAAATTTCATCTGCTGGAACTATGGAAATTTCCGATTCCCAGTTTTCCCTCTTAAACGGAATAACTTGCATATACGGTGTTCCAGCCTCTATGATTCCAGTCCACCCCTTCTTTACAAAAAATGGAACATTGCCTGGCATATTAACCTTGTCATTATCAATAATTCCGTTTGTTGTCATAAATGGTAGCTCATATCTATTTAATGGATGAGTATAGATTGCACTATATCCTTTTGGAAGCTCGATTCCCCACTCTGCCCACCAAGCAAAGTGACTTTCATCGTATCCATGAGGAACCTGAAACTGTGGCATTGGTGGTCTGTAAGAAACAAAGCTAGAATCTTTTTGGCTTAGTGCCCTAGCAGATATTATTCCACGATCATTATAGAAAAACTCAATATCGCATGGAACTCTCTCTACATAGCCAGTTGCCATGATGTCATAAACAGCTGGACATGACTTCCATGTTGCAATCTTTCCTCCGTCTGGTCCGATAAAGGCTTCTCCAGAAGGCATCTTTGCAAACCTATCTGCATTAATATACCAATCTGGAAGTGTCTTAGAAACTGGCATAGGCACAGATGGCCCTTCATTAGTCAGCCATGGCCTATTGGATATAAACTTAATCTTTGGCATTACTAACCTTCCTTGTTTTTAAATTTATCTTTTTTGTTTCATGTTCACCAAATGGTTTTCCCAAATGGTCAATTGCATCCCTGTAAAAATTAGTCCAATCTCCAGAAGAAATTCTAGTTGTTGTAGCCTCTCCACGTGCCCTTGCCCAATCTAAAAACTCTTGAGTATTGTTAAGTGGTGTATTTAGCATCTCCACCTCATACTTCTCGACATCTTTAATTGATATTGGCAATATAGCAGCAACAGGAGTGTTGGCTGGTATTGTTATTTCAACGTTTGGAGAAGTGATCATCCATGCAACTGGAAACTCATATGGTAGTGCTGATGTACTAATTATAGTTGTCATGCACTGTGCACCTGCTATAAACTGATTTGGAACTGGCATAGTTAAGACTGAAATATTTTCATCTGAAGAAAGTGTGATTCCAGTATTAAAACTAATGGTCCTATTCCCACGATTTGGTGTGGCATATTTTTGACCTTTAATAACCCTTACATGATCTGCCGATGAGTCATTTATTCCATCCCAAATAAATACTATATCTTCTGGAAAAGATATGCCCCAGCCAAGCCTGTTTGCCAAAGACACAGGAAAGCAGTGATATGCATGCTTTTCAAAAGTTATATCCATCCAGTCTCTTTTTAGGCCAAGTTGATCTATATTTGCGTATCCTGGGTCTGGCCTATGAACTCTAATACTTTTCATTTATGTATTAGTTTCTTGATAAAACTTTGGATTATGTGCCTTATCTGAGTAATCAAGCATTGTAACTATTGAATACTTGGTGCCCGATACCACTGGCTTTGCTTGATGTGGATACATGTAGTTTGATGGGAAGATAAACAGATCACCAGCTTTAGCCTTTATATTTAGGTTTTGAAGCCTAAAGAAAAGCTCTCCGCCTTCGTAATCATCGTTTGGATATGCAACAAGAGAAACTACACAGTTATAAGAATAGCCATTGTCATGGTGTTCCATAAAGTGCTGATCTGGGCCATACTTTACAAAGTTCATGGCTTCCCAGTAGCGAAGCTCTCCAATATTAAAAGACTGGCAGTAGTGCTTTACTGCCTGAAGCTTTGCATAATACAGTTCTTGCCATAGCTCTTGTAGCTTAAGAGATGCTTCACTTTGATCATGCTGAATGTCTGTCTTTTTGTATTTAAAGTCATAGCAGTCACGATAGTCTGGCATTTTCATTCCATACCCCACCATTGCCTCACTAAACTGATATGGGTTTGATGGGTCTTGAAGCACAGATTCTATTCTATTAATAACATCCATTTCTGGCTTAACTACATCGTGATATACAAAGATTCCGCTTCCAAGATCTTCTACATCGGACCAGGTCTTTTCTTGTATCTTATAAAATTCAGTAATTCTTGCCTGAATATTTTCGCTTTCGTTACTCACTTTTCTCCTTAATACACAATCTTTGTAGTGTCTTCTTCTCTATATGCATGATACCTTAGGCCACCACGGTCATTATAGTCTGTCATGATAACTATAGAGTACTTAGTTCCAGCTATCATATCATTAGATGCATGCTCGTAAATAAATGTGGATGGGAATATTACAACATCCCCCTTCTTTGGCTTAATCGTTAAATCAAATCTTGGGAAATAGAGGTCCCCACCTTCATAATCTTCATTAATATATGCCACTATAGATATGGTTGTTACATACGCTGGTCCATGATCGGCATGAATTTTAAAATGAGTTCCAGCCCCATCATACTTAACAAAATTAAAGGCTTCATAGTAACCTACACCAACACCCCAGTAGCGACCATAGTCATCTGCCAACTGTCTAATGTGGCTAAACGTTCTTTCATGCATGTCATACAGCTCAGCGTTTTTATCATTTCTTGGTCCAAGGTTTGTAGTGCTTACCTTAAAATCAACACAGTTTCTGGCACTTTCTAGTGCCTCGTCTGCCTCAGTTACCATAGCTGGAAGCCACTTGTATGGTCCACCATTATTTAAGTTACTTTCTAATGTGTTTATAATTTCATCGCAAAGCTCTGAAGGAATAGCGTTATTATAAATCATTATTCCAAGTGCTGGATTAGAAACGGTTATCCCAGAACTTAAAGTTTTTTCTGGAAGTCTGTTTTTATCTGTTTCTGATCTATCTTTTGTTAACCAATCGTTTAGTGTCATATCTTAATTATATCACAGCGGGGCTTTTTGCGAGTCAGCGTATTAGATTAATCCGCACTCTTTTCCGCTATCCTCTCTTTGAGTTTTTAGTTTATGAAGCTGTTCGTGCGTTTTTACTCTTGCTCGAATTCTCTCATCCTCCATAGCGGACCAAACCTCTTCTCCATATTTTTCTTGGTTTGTTAACCATTCTTTTGTCCCCTCAAAAGGGATCATATAATATGATCTAATAAAAAACTTGTTTGATGTTTTTTCTTCTGACTTTCTTGTCTTAGTTACTCCATGAAAGTAAGTCTGGTCTTCTGGCATTACGTCTGGGTGCCCTGATGGAAAAACCACAATTTCTCCAGCATTTGGCTTATATGTGATTAATGGTTCGTTAGAAAATTCATTAGCCTTGTCTAGGTCTCCAAGAACAAAAGAAAGGGCTCCTCCCTCATAATCATCATTTAGATACATTGTGCAAGTGATAGCAAACTTGTCTCCTGGCTCATCTTCACGAATATAGTCGTAGTCCCTATGGTAGTGCATGCTAAGTACATCAGAGCCTATCTGGTCCATTTCTGAATCATACATACAGATTGATGGCCCCATAGTCTTCCAATCTTCTCCCCTAGCTACCTCATAGTATCTCATATAATGCTGAGTTGCTATAGCAAAAGCTTGATCAATCTCATCTATAATACTTTCTTCTTTTTCTTTTATAGTGGGGTCTACTAGGTTTGGATATAGTGGGTTAAATCTAGGCCAACCTATGGTTTTTCCATACTTAAACCAATCGCTCCATCCATTAAAGTGATAAGATGATGCTGTATCATCTATAGATTTTTTTAAAATTTCTGTAAGCTCTTTTGACTGAGGAAGCAAATTTTTATAAACATGAACTTTAGGAAATATGACATCGAAAGATACGTTGTCTATTACGCTTTGCTCTATATCTCGCATGCCCCATAGGGAGCCTCCTGATACTTTTTTAGCCATTGATCCTCATCTCTTTAGTAAGTTAATTATACCATACCGAAAAATATAGCAAAAAGGCCCCCTGCTATTAACAGGAGGCCTTTTCTCACTTTTTAAGTTTTACTGGAAGAACTGTCCTCCAGGACCTCCTCCAAAGCTTGGAAAGAATGGAGGGAAGTGTGGTGGGAAGTGTGGGAAGAA